GTTTTGACGATTCTTATCATCTTGACGACGAAGTTCTGGAAGTTCTACTGGTTCAAGTAGTTTGGTATCAGCATAGCGTTGCGAAAATTCTTGATATGTGAACGAACGGTGACGCAAAATCTGAGCCGCGATTGCCCTAGTAGTATTAATTTCAAGAGTCATATATGCCTGCTCAAAGACAGACCAGTGCTCATGTTTAATACAATATTTCAAGAGTCCTTCAAAGGAAGGATTTTCCTGATTCTGAGGATTTGAAACACGAGCAATGTATGCCATGTTTTCCTCAGGATCAGGAGTGCATTGCACAAATTTAACTTTACTCATTCAACAATCCTCACAACCTTTTTCTTTATAATGTTTACGAATTTTTTTTACTTCTTTTAGTTCCCGCTTAATCATTTGATAAGCTGTTTCAGAGTCAATTTTGTCTCCCATTTCCATGGCAATAATAACATCAACTCTTGTTCCAAAGTGAGATAATGCTTTTTCAAAGCAGTCTAAATCTTCATACATTGATTCCCTCTTGAACTAGGTATATTTTAAAATACTTGTCGATGTTTGTACAGTCCTTGTTACCCTGACTTACCCAGACATCACAAAACTCATAGACTTGTCTTGTGTAGTCATCAAGATAGTGCTTCAATGCTCGAAAAGTTTCTGCTCTGAGGTACATTCTTTCATCAGAATATCTCCAATCATTTTCGGTAGATGAATTCTGAGAGTAAAGGCTTTCCTTTTTAATCGGGGATTCCATCGTCATCATTAGTATTTGAATAAGTTGCTTTAAATCCAGGTAGTTTATCCAGATTCACTGCTGTTTTGTATGACTCTGGATCAGAGTACACTTCGGATTCTAGTACATCTACAATAGATTTCAACTGTTGAACGATTTGTTTTAGTGTTGATCTATCCATAAACTTAAAGAATCACTACACACTAGTTATAAGAAAAGGGAGAACCTAGGTCCTCCCCTTTGCACTTTCCTTCACACGGTAGAAATATTATACCACAAAAAAAGAGGGTTCGTCAAGAACCCTCAGAATTAAAAAGTTTTTCAAACCACTCATCCAAATGAATGAGATAGCAAGACCAATAGTTACAACCTCTATATGTTAATTGATAACATGCAGGAGGTCTATTATCTTTATCCATGTCATCATGATGATAGACATAGTTTTCCATTTACTTCCTCAGTAAAAGAACTTCAAAATAAATGAGACTAATCACTTTTTGCCAGCTTGGCAATGACCTGCTGCACAAAGTTGAGCAGCATGTAGTTTTTGTTCCTTGACTTGCTTTGCCTTAATGACAGAGAGCCAATTCGATGTTACTACTTTCTTCATACCGACACCTTCTTTGTATAGGTGCCACCACGATAGTTCATAGTAACAACTCTCTCTTCGTGCTTGTGCTCAGCATGAGAATCGTACTTGATACCACGATAAGCAGTGTCGCTGTTATAGAGATTTAAATGTGGAAATTGCATGGGATTGTCCTCCAAAGAAATGAGATAGTTAAATCCCGTTCCTTCGGGCGGCGTTTGCGTCCGCTATTTGCAAATAGCGAATGAACGATCCGTTCCGCGTCGTCCTACTTGCGTCGGATTACTCCGATGAACGTAAGCACATTATAGTGCTCATACTATATCTAGTCAAATAGTTTTGTAATTTATGTTACAATTTTATCTTTTTTTAAGATTCTTCTTCCAATTCTCTTAAAAGATCTGTAACAATTTTTTCTGTGCCTGCCATTTGTTTCAAATCATAAATGGGAGACTTCATATATTTCTTAATTTTTTTGTATTTCTTTGTCAGTTCAGTGACAGCATCAATATTAATGGTAATTTTTGCATCCTTTCCAGACCTATTTTCACCTGGGTTTCCGCCAAATCCTGTGCTCATTTTTTTCCTTTTTTAGAATTTTTGGGGTTGTTCCACAATTTGGGATTAACTCTACCCTCAGATTGTTTAAACCCCTTAAAGTTTTCTCGGTAATTGTCCCAGTAGTAATCAAAGATATCTACCTTTTTATTAGTTAGTACAAGATCGTAGCAAAGAACTCCATCATTTTCATACCAAACAAGATAACAAGTGTATGGCAGAGTTCGATCTTCTGCTAAACTTGGGTCACAATTTTGATGGAGTATTTGCATTAACTACGTCCTCCCCACTTAATATCGGGATATGCTTCTTGAACAATTGGAAAAGTAATATTATACTTTTCGGTAAGTCTCTTATCCTTTACTAGAACAAGAATTTCTGCATCTCTTGGATGAAGAAGTTCTAGAATGTTGATGAACATAGTTTCTCTTCGAAGTTGAGAGAGACTATCATTTCCACCCTTGACAAAGTTGTAAAGCTTCGTCCACTCCTTTCTAAGAGAAGAACGAATTCTCCCTTTACCATCATCAGTAGACCCAAGAGATGAAGTTGATGCTCTGTTCAATGCATCTACTTGATCTTTGATCTTGTCACTCAACGTTCCACCTTGGGTTGCATCATCTCCATACGAATTATATGGAACATCACCCTCAGGAAGCATTGAAATAATACTATCATCAAAGTTCCAAATCAGAACAGATTTAATAGAATCATGAGCATACCTTTGAAGGACTTCGATCTTTTTTGCTCGACTTCTTTGTTTCGAGGCAAGATCTAGTACTTCAAAGGTAAATGGATTTGATGGAAGTGATGGGATTGGACTACTCGTCTCCCTCTTCTTCTTCGTATTCGTTGCTTGTGTCATAGTCATAGAATAAAATTCGATTTGTGGTTTTTAATTTAGCACATTAAAAGAAATTAATCAAGGTGTTTTTCCTTCTTTCTCTTTGTTTTTTATTTATTTCCTCCCTATTCTTTTCTCTATATTCTTTTGCATACTTTAATTTTTCTTCTCTTTTATTCCAATAATTTTTTTTAATTACTTCATTTATTTTCTCTCTGTTTTTCTCTCTTCTTTTTCTTTCAAGTTCTCTTTCACGATCCCTATTTTTTTGTCTCCACTCTCTTTGCTTATTTTTGTATGCTTCTTCTCTTTCTTCGATCGAATACTTTATTTTACCGCCACCATCACCTCCCATAGTTAAATTAATAAGCAGTCCACCATTTATTTTCAAACCATATACAGAAATCATATATTTTTCGTGAGTGTATGATTCTTTCTCTAAGTCAAATTTTTTTAAAATCAAAATTCTATTTTTATTTTTTGGTCTAAAATCTTATCCGTTTTTTCTTTTATGTGCGACATATGCTCTGTTTCCTTCTCCCTTACCAATATAATAAGGAGTTTTATCTTCACGCAAATAAGCGTAAGTGTAATACATTTCTACTCTGTTGTGGTTCGCAACACTATTTATATTATACAAGAAAAGGTGTACGAGACACCTTTTCCACCTGATAGATGCGAACCACACAGGCAGTTTTATTTAGTCATTTTCTTCTTCCTCATCATAATCGTATTCAAAATCATTTTCAAATCGAACCGCCAAAATTTCATCAGGAATCACGTTACCATTTTGATCAAACATTTCGGGATGTGTGTAAACTGGTTGAGTTTGGTAGAAGTGCTCTTTCGCTAACCATCCTACTACACCACCAACAAAAAAGAACATGATGGAAACTAATGTTCCGATCGTTAAAGTTACTGCTAACATTTGTCTGTCTCCCGAGACTTTCCTTTTCTTATGTCTAAAAAAGTATCAAAGTGAAAGTGAATTTCTCGGTTAAGAAGAGAAATCACTTTACCAAAAGTTACTCTGAAACTTTTTGGTTCGTCCTGATTTTCCCTCCTTTTTCTGTTTCTCAGTAACAATTCGATTCCTCTATTGATGTGAGGAACGTCCTCTTTCTTATTTAGAGCTAGATCTGAATCATCATTATACTCATTTTTTTCATTCATCAGACATACTTATTTTCTCTTAGATATTTAATGGTTTCGCTACAACCACCAATTTTTTGACCCCCAACAACAACTTGTGGAAATGTAGATCCTTCACCAAACTCATCATAAAACTGTTGCCGAGAAAAGTCAATACCAAGTTGATAAACTGTTAGGTTTGTATCAAGATTTTCAAGAACATTTTTTATCTTAACACAATACGGACAACCGTTCTTAGAATACACGACAAAATTATTCATGGTCAATATGCAATGTTTTTTCTTGGTTTATATTTATGTAATGCTGGATTTTTAATCGCACCAATCCATTTTAATATAGCATCTTTTCTTTGTTCAGTAAAGAAATCTTGCTTTTCATACCATTCCCAGACATCAGTTCTTCCCTTATCGTTGTTACAGTCTTTACATGAACAGACCACATTGGTAACAAAATCGCTACCACCTTTTGATCTAGGAACAACGTGGTCTATTGTAAGATTTTCTGTGCTCCCACAATAAGCACACTTATTTCCCCAGTTTTCTTTTATCGTTTTCTTCCACTCTCTTTTAGCATCTGACGGGCGACAAGTCTGTAAGTTGAACAGGTAGTCGTCGGGAGATGTGTAGAGTGGCATACGCGCTACTGCATTGTTATACTATCTATAATATTTTTTAAATTTAAACAATAAAAAAGACCCCGAAGGGTCTTGATGGATCAAAGAGCATTACCTCTCGGTAAGACTTCCTCTGGGAACACAAAGTTCTCATGAGGTTGATCAACTGGTGCCATCCAAGCACGGAGTCCTTCATTCAGAAGAATGTTCTTTGTGTAGAAAGTTTCAAACTCTGGATCTTCTGCCGCACGAATCTCCTGAGATACAAAGTCGTAAGCACGAAGATTAAGAGCGAGTCCAATAATACCGATAGAACTTGTCCAGAGACCCATGACGGGAACAAAGAGCATAAAGAAATGCAACCAACGCTTGTTACTAAAAGCAATACCGAAGATCTGTGACCAGAAACGGTTCGCAGTAACCATCGAGTAAGTCTCCTCC